CACGCCAGCGGGTAAGTATCATTTCTATCAAGGTTTAAGAAAAACACTTGCCCTTTATACTTTTTCCATCCGCCTGCTCTTGCCACTTGTGCTTCTATAACATAAGGGCGGGGGTCGTATCTGTCAATAGCAACTAAATTCTCATCTCTATCCTTGTGGTTCGTTAGTTTATCCCAATCGTTATATACAAGCACCTTACCTCTGTAGTCGCTACTGTCTTTTGCCCCTAATCGGCAATTCTTGTAAGGCAACACCTGCACGCTTATCTTCTCATAAAATCCGTTGTAATTCACATGTACGAATACGCCTTTATGTATCGCAATACTTCTGGCTACTTTCTTAAGCAAGTCGTTAGGGGTCTCCCGTTTATCATTCACAAATAACTCTTCTTTTCTAAATCTGACCCCTTGCGACCTTGCTTGCTCTCTCTTTTCAATCTCCAATGCAAAGCCACGCCCATAGATAAAATCAGCAATCACACCCGCACAAGCACGAGCAGTGGGCGAACCTGCCACCAACTGCTCAATAATTGTCGGGTAGTCGTTATTATGACCATTAGCCAAATACGGGAAGCCCTTATACTTCTCGCTATTTGTCTTTCTTTGCTCTTTCGCTAATTCTACTGCCGTTACCTTTGCCATTGTTAATTATCAATTGCTAATTGTTACTTAATAAGCTCTTCCCAATTCTCAGGATACACTTCGAAGTTTGCAATTCTATTCTTATTAATTTTGAGATATCGCACCGCGATTTCATTCGTGATAGTGTCGTTGTTAAACAACTCACTGCTACCAAAGTCAATCGCCAATGAAGTAATACCCGCACGCAATCTGAATTTGCAAGGCTCATTACTATCCTCCTGCAACTCGTCTTGTGTGTTTTGTTCAGCGCTACCTTGTATCGCTTCTGTAGGTTGCAAATCCTCCTGCAACTCATCTTGTGTGTTTTTCTTTGCCATAATATGTAACTTTTTATATAATTTTTCTTTGCCCTCATTCACGAGCCTATTCCAGTACCCGCTCAACTTATTGCCACAAGTCGTACACGGGTCGCTGTCGTCAAATAAGTAAGCATAAAAGGCGATGAAGGTATTCTTATCCTCCCCCACCGCCTTTTCATACCCACCATTGAGCAATTCATTTAAACTTTTTTCTGTAAAATTCACTACGATGTCAGTTTTTTGTCGAATTTTTTCTTAGTTGTTGCGTAGTCAGTTTCAAGCCATTTCAAAGCAACATTAGGCTCTTTCTGGTTTGCAGGCGTTGCGATTGTAAGTTTGAAAGCCCCGCCGTTTGTGCGACCCTCGCCCTCAGTAACCTCCAATCCTACAAAATAGCCCAATACATCAAAACTGCTTGCACCCTTTACCTTGTGCTCAATCACAGCTACCAATTGCGCCCCATTTACAAACTGGTCAATCTGTGCATAATCATCAGCACTCTTGCCATACACTGTAATACCTATTGAGTGTTTATACCCATTGAAATCATCATCTGAAATCTCTGGTTTAATACTCTCTGATATGTGTGTTTCTTTGAAATTGTCAAAGAAATACCCAGTTTTACCACTCTTCAGCACCAGCGTATTCATTTTGTTTTTGTCAGCCTCAATTGTAGTTGCCGCAAAGTCAATGTCGGCTCTATTGATTAGCAAAATACGCTTCTCAATACCCTTTACTTTGTCGTTACAATCAAAGGTCAAATCTTTACTTAAAGCATTAATACATTCTGCCATAATTCTCTTTTTTTAATTTATTAAATTTGTCAATTAGTAAATTTGCTAATCTACTAATTGACAAATTCGTTAATTACTAAATCGCCATAGCCCCAGTAGTGCCAATCACACGTTGGAAATCCATTCTGTAAGCCGCTTTCAAATACACGTGCTCATCTTTACCACCAACGTACTCAATTTCAATATCATTGAGAGAGCCCATTGAGTCGATGCCCACTTGACATTCCGATTTGTCCAACAAAATCACACGATGAGGGTTATCCCACTTAGTGCCATTGGAGAAATCACGGCGAATAATCTCATCAAACCAGCGATGCGTAACAATTGGTATACCCTCAAACTCACCAACCATATAACCACCCTCCATTTTGTCGAGTGTTAATTCGTTCTTGTACTCACTTCTCAAGTAACGAGATAGATTCGTAACCATCGAATGAGTTGCCAAAAATATAGGTTGTGAACCATCCGCAAATGTTAGCGGGTCAGCCTTGTCAATCAAATCCGTAAAAGCATTGAATGCTGTGTCACGTGCCAAAGCCGATTGTGCTGCAAATGTATTTTGCGCATTCTCTGCAATAGTTACTCGCTTGCTCGCATCGGTAGTAACCATCTTAAAGAATTGAGTATACAAGCCGTTAATTACGTTGTAATTTTCTTTTGCAACGCCAGCCTTCAAATTCTCACTACCACTCCCCGAACCTACATTGCTCGCCTCCTTGTTACCAAAGAATACAAACTTATTGAAGTCCGTTTGAATTGCCTTTCCAAAACGCTCCGCCAAGAAAGCTACAAAGTCGGTATCTTCAATGTGTATCTTCTTAATACCTTTCTTGCTTGCCCATTGCAGAAAAGAATTCTCCAATGCGCTATAACATTCGCTAATAGTAGCCCTTAATGCTACAGGCTCCCACCAGCCAGTGCGAACTGGTACATCAAAGGGTACAGGCTCCATACCGCACCCAGTGTCCTTGCGTGTTACACCTTCTACAGACCCATAATAGCCGTACTCTGTATTCGTGGTGACGTTCTCCACAATTGTCAATGCTTGTTTTGCATCAGCATTACCAAGTGTGCGTTCCTCCACCAAGTCCTTGATGTCCTTGATATATTCCTTAGTGCGCTCCTGCTCCTTGATAAATTCTTTTAATTTTGTTTGTGCCATACCTACTTTTTTTTAATTCTTATAAGTCGCTATACGCGCCTTAATTTCATCCAAACTTGACTTTTTGTTACCTTTACCGGTTGCATTGCTTGCAACACCATTGTCTTGCACTTCAAATTTACTTTGTCGTTTCTCAATGCGTTCAAACTTCTTTTGCAACTCATCTAACCTTTTAGAAATCATTCCAAAGCCCTCCAATACAGATTTAGCGAACTCATCATCAGCAGCACCCTCGCCTTTGTCAGCATTACCGCCTTCATCCTTAGGAGATTCTTTTTCTTTAATCTCTTTGATAACGCCTCCCTCTACAACAAGGGTGCGTTCGTCCTTCAGCAAATAATCACCATCAGCAAGAGGCTTTTCAGCATCCTCACCTCCATCAGTCTTTTGCTTCACTTTATCCCCAACGGCAGGCTCGTCCGCCTCCGTCACCACGGTAATAATATCACCATTTGCCAATGTCAAATCTACATCAAACAGCGATTTACCAAATAATGCCACTAAGGCACGTGCAAAAACACCTTTTTTCATATTCTTTTTATTGTTTTTTCTACCTATGTAAGCCTCGTAACGGCTAAAGAAGTCCCCTAATATATTAGGGTCTTTTTCCAAAATATCGAATACTTCAGGGTTTTCATCTAAAAAATCAGTGAATTTTACCCCTAAATCGTCATTTTTTGAATGAAAAAGACTATCCGTTGCAGCAGGGTCGTCTACCAAATCCGACGAAATCCACTCAATCAACTCGTGCCCGTCAGCCTCTTTCTTTTCCCCGTCCTCTTCATACTCTTCAACTACGTAATTTGCTAAAATCACAATCGAATTACCAAACATCTCCGAGTTGCTTTTAGCCATTCGCATAATGTAATCATACATCGTAATGCCACGCCCCTCCACGTTCGTGTCCTTCGCAATCTCATCCAGATATAAGTCGCCAAAAAGTTTTTCGTCCTCTACCTTGAAATTCTTATATCTACCAATGTAAGAGCCTAAAGAGTTATTACACATCGTAGGGTGTCCAAAACGCGCCTTAATGTAACCACGCTCATCTCCCTTTGCTTTTAACTCGTTTAAAAAACGCTCTGAAAAGTATGTACCATTCTTATTCAATCCCTTTTGTGCCAACACTACACCGTATATAACACCCTTATCAGTGTCTATATTTTGCGTTACCGATTGATTATACTGAGGGTTTGCCCTAAATTGATACTTTTTCATTTTTTATTAGCTTATCATTCATTTGCAAAATTACCTCACAATTGTAGTATATCGTTGCTAATCTATATTAGCAATTACCTATGTAAGTAATACCTACTTTTGCAACGTGATACGTTTGCGGT